CTACATTATACCAAAAAACGGAGAAATATGCTATTTTTATATGTAAAAAGTTTCTGAAGGATAGTGTTTTTCTACAACTCAAGGAACTTTTTCGGAAAATCTACATGTGGGAAGTATTAGTAAATACGCCGTGCATCCTTGCCCTTGGCATTGAAAGCCTGCGAGTTGATGATCATGACGTTGATGGAGCTGTCAGAAGCAAATCGGTCGATTTCCGTCAGCTGGGAGGAATTGTAGATGAAGAAACGGATCTTCTTTCCGTACTCCTCTGCAAAGTGCTCCTGCGTCATCTCGAAGGACTTATACACGCCTTCACGGATAGCAATGCTCGGCACAACGATAATGAACTTGCTCCAGCCATAGGCGCGGTTGAGCTCGTACATCGTCTTAATGTAGGTATAAGTTTTTCCGACTCCGGTCTCCATCTCCACGGTCAGGTTGTAGCCTTCGGCACGGCCTTCCAGCTTGGAAGATGGTGCGATCTGATTAGTCCGCTGGATCTTTTGCAGATGCTCCAGAATCAGCTGGTCATTCAACTCCGGGATAATGCGGTGATTACTCCAACCGGTATAGTCTTCCTCTTCGTGCAGGCCGATCTGATAGGTGCCGGTACCACGGTCCATCATGTAGGAAGGCGTCAGGTATGGCTGTCCGGCAAAAACATCCACAACCGCCTTGGCAGCGTCGGCTTGGAATTTTTGATGTTTATACTGTATCCTCATCGGGACGCCACCTCCTTTAGATTACCTTGACCCTCGTGTCTGGTGCGAGCATTTTGAAGATCTCGCCAACGTTGATTTTGGCAGGGCTGCTGCTGAAACTGCTGTCGCGGAAAACAGCACGGAGAGGCTGGCGCTTGGCGATCTCCTTGATCACAGAATCCGGAACATTCTCATCAAAGCAGGCGATCAGATCTCCGTCGTTGTAGGTATGTACTGTACAACCATCGATCCGCTCCGATGTGTAGGGCATCGAAAGCGAAAGTCCCCACTCCAGCAAGCATCCGAAGAGCAGATCGAGGTCTGTGCGGTCAGACTTTACATTAGATTCAAGCAAAGACAGCATATCCTGCGTGTAGTCTCCTGCAGTATAGTACACATTATTCATATTGCTTTCGTCGACCCGAAAAGATCTGAATCCGAGGTCCATCCCGTCAGCAATTAAAGGTTGATCATCTTTTATTTTCTTCCCGGCCCTACGAGCCCTTTCTTTGCCCAAGTCAGCAATAGTCTTATAACCGGCTTTGAATGCGTCGCTCTTTTCATCACAAGGCTCAGGAAGCTGAACCATAATAAACTTTCTATGACCACCATCAGATGCATTAACTTCCATAACTGCCTGTGCTGTAGTCGCTGATCCAGAAAAGAAGTCCATAATTATAGCGTTTTGATCTGTTCCAATCTGTATCATTTTTTTGATGAGTTCTGGGGCTTTGGGAAAGCTCATAACATTACTCCCAAACAACTCTTTTATAGCTTTCTTTCCCCAATCATTATTGATTGTATTGTCAGTCCATAGAGACTTAACCAAGGTGGTCGCTACAGCGCCGTCCTTCAATAAATAATCTTTTCTATAGATTCGCCACTCATCACCACTACGTTCAGCAATAACTAAATGATTTTCTGCTTCGACCTTCTGTCTCATCCAGGTCCAGCAAGTTTGTGTCCCATCTGGTGCGTCCGGAAATACTTCATCCGTAAACTCCTCAGATTTTTGTGTGGAAACTCTTCCATTTCGAGGATTAACATACAAAGGATAGTACAAATTAGGACGGGTCTGTGGATTAAACGACTGGTTCCTGTTTCTCAAACCAATTGCACGGTATTTCCCTACCTCATCCTCTTTGTTATACTCCTCGACCATTTTCCCTTCTTTTTCAACGCCAGATATAGTTGAAGCTTGTGAGTAATCCTTTGCATAAACAAGAACTGACTCATAAGTTTTTGCAACAAAGACATCAAGATTACGACCTCTTGGATTCAACTGAACCGCAAGTTGGACAACATAATTGCTTGCTCCAAAAACCTCGTCACAGATTTTTTTAAGATTGAAAACCTCATTATCATCAATTGAAATAAAGATAACACCGTCTTTTGTCAGGAGATTTCTTGCCAACATAAGACGTGAATACATCATGCTACACCAATCTGAATGGTATCTACCCAAAGCTGCACTGTTTTCTCGAGCAAAGTTAATGTTGCCCTCTTCGTCAAAGTATCCTGTTCCTTCATCGTACTCATCACTGTCCATGACAAAGGAGTCTGGATAAACGAAATCATGCCCCGTATTATATGGCGGATCAATGTATATCATCTTTACTTTTTCAAGGTAACTCTGCTGAAGAAGCTTCAAGACTTCCAGATTATCACCTTCAATATAGAGATTCTCCGTAGTATCCCATTCCACACTTTCTTCAAGGCAGGGACGCAGCGTCTTGCGAATAGGCTTGTTGGCCTCCACAATAGCCGCCTTCTTGCCAACCCATGTGAACTCATAGGATTCATCGCCCTCGAGTACCTCACCGGAGAGCATTTGACGGAGCAGATCGAAATTAACAACCTTCTTCAGTTTGCCGCCTTCGCCCTCAGCTTCCGTGACGCAATTCGGAAACAGGGCAGCAATCTTCTCGATATTCTGCGCAGTCATATCCACCGACTCCATTCTCATTTTCTCCATGACTATATTTCCTCCAGTTCTTTTTTGAGCTTCTTCAGTTCTGCGTTCAGCTGCACCTGCTTGTTCAGTTGTTTCTCTTTCCGCACATTAGCCTGCAGTTTTGCTATCTGCTTTTCCAGTGCTTTGCGGTGCTCTGTTCTGGCCACGGACTCGGCCAGCGACTCATCGGTTGTTTCCGGCTCCAGCGCGTCTCCTGCAATCTGCCGCACAAAGTTTTCATAGACTACATCAATGCTCAGGCCTTCCAGCTTCAGCGGCAGCTCGTTCTCCGGCAACCATTCTGTGTGGTAATAGGTACCCACCTTGAAAGCGCTTGTGCCGGATGCCGCCGCTTCCTTATAGGCTGTCCATGCCTGATACCGTCCTTCGTACTCCAGCAGGAAGATGATGTGGTACGGGATCTCCTTATCCATCTGCCGGAGGACCGATTCGTCGAGCGGGCTCGCGTTCAGCTTTACCTCGAAGACTTCTATCTCGGTCACGATTTCTCCTACAGCCAGATTGATGGTGGTCGCGGCGATCTTGTTTTTCCAGTAGATGGTCCTGATTTGCTCCACGAACACACGCTTCATAGCTGGCGTAACGGACAAGTTCTCATAGAACTTCTGTTTCGGAATCCTCTTGTTGAATTCCGTTGTCTTCGGTAATCCAAGCATAGGCATGTCCTCCTTACTTGACCACGAGGAAACAGATCAGCTCAAAGTCATCCAGCCCGCTGATATCAGACATCAGAGCAGACGTCCCACCTGAGGAGAACAAGCTGTCGATGTCACTCTCCTCCTTGACGTCTATGATCGAATTGATCGCCTCGCTCAGCAGCTCGGACATCTCCGTCATGTTGCGGCCATCGTCCGTCTCTGCATTAAAGGCGTTGCAGAGGACCGGGACAGGTATGCTACGGCCACGGCACAGAAGCCGGATGGTGTCCAGTAGCTTCTTCGGATTCAGGTAGTCACATACGATCTCCCCGTCGACCCCGATGTAGACCATATAGAAGGGATGGATGCGGTTTTGGTTGTCGATGTTGACGCTGTTGTTGATATTCTTTAGCACGAAGATGACGCCCTGCGGATTCTCTTCGTCCGCCGGAACCACAGCGTGGAGGCCCTTCGGCTTTTTATTCAGGTCATCGTGATGCTTCACGTACTCCAGCAGATCCAGCCGGAACTCGTTCAGGCCGAGATCCATGATGGAGATGCCGGAGGACATATCCTCGATATCCACAACCTCTTCCTGCAGGCGTTTGAGCTGTGCCTTGCGGTACTCCAAATCGCCCTTTTCTTCCGGATTGATCAGGTCGTCGTCGCCCGTGGAGGTCATGACGGATATCTTCATGCGCGTTTCCACGCGGGATTTCAGGTTGATGTAATCGTCCAAAGTCATATCCGGCCAGAAGTTCACCAGCTGGATGAATTCATTCTTGCTGCCAATACGGTCGATACGTCCGAAGCGCTGTATGATGCGCACCGGATTCCAGTGGATGTCATAGTTCACGAGGTAGTCGCAGTCCTGCAGGTTCTGACCTTCGGAGATGCAGTCCGTGGCGATCAAGATGTCAATCTCAGCCGGATTGTTCGGCATGAGGACGTCCTTGCTCTTGGATATCGGAGAGAAGCAGGTCAGGACGTTGTTCAGCGTAGCTTTCAGTCCCTTGATAGTCGTTCTGCCGTCCACCGTGCCGGTGATCATGGCGGTGTCGAGACCGTACTTTTTCTTCATGTAGACGCTGACGTTGTCATACAGATAGTCCGCCGTGTCCGAGAACGCCGAGAAGATCAGGACCTTCCTGTTGTCCGCATTGATGGGATGTGCGATTTTCTCGTCCAGCAACGCCAGCAGGGTCTGCAGCTTTGTATCATGCTCCGGTGTAATATCCGCGACCATCAGTGTCAGCAGCTCAAGGGTATCCGCGTCCTGCTGCAGCTCGCTTCTCCATGTCTTGTAGTCCATGTCCGCGAGGTCAATCTGGACCTTCTTGCCGACCGTGAAGAAGTCGGTGTTGCCGTCCTCCATGTCGAAGTCGTTGTCGGAGGCCTCATACATATCCAAATCAGCGCTACCATACTGCTCAAACCGGTTGATGGCGTCGATGGTCTTGTTGATCAGCTCAAGGATACGCTTCAGCGTCAGATTAAAGGAATAGACGGAGCTTTCCAGTCGCTTCAGCAGGTTAATGCTCATGAGCCGCTGGATACCTTGTTCACGGCCACGCTGAGTCAGGTTGTTCCCCTTGTTGTGCGTCAGGTCGATGTACTTCGACAGCTTACTGGGGAAGATGTAGTTGGACGGTGTGTATATGACCAGACTGAGTAGCATCAGCTGCTCGTAGATCTGGTTGTAGTTAATGGCAGAGTTCAGGTCTGTCAAGCTGGGCCGCTTGGAGATGGGTTTCAGACGCTCCGGGAACTTCCCGATCTCCGCAGTGTTGTAGTATTTCTCTATGTGTTTTCTGGACCGCGCAATGGTAACGCTATCCAGCACCTCGAAGAAGTCGAAGTCCAGCGTGCGAAGCAGCGCGTCCGTGGTCCGATCCTCCGGGTCCAGCTTGCTCCACGCATTGAAGGCCTTCTGGGCCTGCCGGAAAATCTCCTCGATGGGCTTCTTGGTGTCGAGCTTATCGTTGATGAATTCCGGATTGCCTTCGTAGGCAAGGGCCAACTGATTCTTCAAGTCCACGAAACGGTTGTTGACCGGCGTAGCCGAGAGCATCAGCACTTTGGTCTTCACACCGGCGCGTATCACCTTATCCATAAGCCGCACATACCGGTTCTCCTGCGTGTTTGCATGGGTACCGGCACCGTTGCGGAAGTTATGAGACTCGTCTATGACCACCAGATCGTAGTTGCCCCAGTTCAGACGGTCCAGATCGAGGCCGTTGGAGAATCCTCCGTTCCGAGAGAGGTCCGTGTGGAACAGAACGTCGTAGTTCAGGCGGTCGCTGGCAATGGGATTGTTGACATAGTTATCCTTATAGGTGTTCCAGTTCTCGGCCAGCTTTTTCGGGCAGAGGACCAACACGGACTTGTTGCGGTTCTCGTAGTACTTGATGACCGCCAGTGCGGTGAAAGTCTTACCGAGACCGACGCTATCCGCGAGGATGCAGCCGTTGTACTGCTCCAGCTTGTTAATGATGGCCAGCACCGCATCTCGCTGAAAGTCGTACAGCATACTCCAGATCTTGCTCTGTTTAAAGCCCGTGGCCTCATTAGGCAGCACATCCTCGGAGATGTCATCCAAGAACTCACTGAATACGTGGTAGAGCACCATGTAGTAGATGAACTCCGGCGAGTTCTCGTTGTAGGCATTAGCGATATTCTCGATGACGGTGTCCGTCACGTCCTGCATCTTTTCGCGGTCGTTCCAGAGCGTTTCAAAGAGTTGCATATACTGCGTGGCGAAGGGAGCCTCCATACGGTTGACCATATTGTAGCTGTTGTTTCCACGCTCGCAGCCGATATCCACCGTGGTGAACCCGCCCAACGGCATGTAGGCCACCTGCTCCGAGGGATCGTCGACGGTCATGAAGCCGCCCATGTTTTCCCCGGTGACGTTGGACTTGAAGACAGCTTTCTGGCTGATCCATTGTGCGCACTCCTTGGCGATAGCACGCTGTGTCATTTCGTTGCGTAGCTTGATCTCGAACTCCGTGCCGTAAAGGCTCGTCTCACGGCTCAGGCGCGGGATGTAGAACTCTCGCTTCTGCTTCTCCGCACGCTCCCTGATGAAGGTGGGAGAGGTGAAGATGAACCGGAACTCGTCGACCTTTTCCAACTGGTCCTTCAGCTCCTGATATGCGTACATGGAAAAGCAGGCAGCCGCAATGGACACCTTGCTGCCTTTCTTAATACTCTTCTCCATGTCGTCACGGACGATCACCGTGACATTATCAAATATCTTCATATAGCCCGCCTCCTTATCCTTACGGAGCATTCCATGAAAATCTTTTGTGTCCGAGTAGCGGACTCACTCTTTTTCGTTCATCATCATATGGTAGTGCTGTGTCTGGTTCATAGCTTCAAAGATGATCCAGAAAGCATCTTTGTATTGCTGACAGTCGATGCTCTCGTCTACAAAGTGCAGACCGTCATTGAAGGAATCGCTACGCTTAATGTAGGAAAGCATCGCCTGCGCCAGATGGAATTTCGTGTAGTCCGGTGCACCGCCTTCGACCGATGTCATAAATCGTTCGCGATTCTCCTCCAGCACGATACGGCAGAGTTCATCGCTTTCATATCCGCAAAGCTGGAGGAAGTAGTATTCCAGAATACGTCGGATGACGTTCATAAGCGGGATCGGTGAATCCAGTCGGTCATATTCCTCCCACAGGGCAGAGTAGGAATTCTTAACCGGATTGTAGTTCCGGTCCTTCTCGCTAACTCTCTTAGCCCCCTCAACGCAATGCTCAAGGGTGGAGATATTTTTCTTCTTGTTGACCTGATAGAAGGAAACGTAACGGTAGTGGCCAACCATGTTATAGGTTATTTCCCTGTGGAAGAACGCATTATGGGTAAGGATGAACATCTGCTTGATGTACGTCCCTTCATATTCGTGTCCTTCCAACCTGACATTGTTGCTGCAGACGCCCAGCATCTCCCTTACAAGGGCGCTGACGATAAAGAGCGCACTGCTATCCATACTGGAAACCGGATCATCGATGACAACGATTTTGTCTTTTCCAGCCTCCTGCTCCGACCTGCTGCCGCGAACAATATGGTAGAAATACAGGAACGCGATAAAGTTCCGCTCACCCTCACTTAAGTTCTCGGCGACATTCCCATCCTCACGAATTACTTCGTATACGCCTTTAACCCCGGCCTTTTCCTGTAAACGGAATCCTTCAAAACCGGAATCGGTCAGGTGGGCATTGATGCTGTCCACGGTCATCTTCGTGTTGACCACTTTGGAGTTGAGCTCCGTTATTTCTGCGGACAGCCTCTTGTAGTCTCGCTGAAGCTCCTTCACCCGTTTATCCAGCGTATCGGCTGCATCTTCAATTTCCTTCTTACTCTTCGTGTACGCTGCAACCTCGTCTTTCAGGATAAAGGCAATCTCTTCCCATACCATGCGATAGCATTCCAGCTGCTTATCGTGCTTGGTGCTGACAATATCATTGTTGGACTTGATCTGCTTGTTGATCTCCGTGATCAGGTCATCAAGCTCGCCAATCAGAGTGTCCGTATCCAGAAGCTCCACGGTTTTTGCCGGAGCGGTCATTTTTTCCTCGATGCGCTGTAGGTTTGTCGTGATACGGCTCTCCAGCTGCGCCAGCTTCTTCTCATAATCTCTGGTGTCAACCTTCGGAAAAACATCCGTCAGGTTGGCCCGCAAGAGGGCAAGAAGTTGTTGCATCTTATCAGAGTACACGGTCTGGAATGCCCCCAGCGCGACGATGTCCTGCTGGTACTCCTCGTCAAAGCACTCTGCGATATCTTTCTCGAAAGACTCCGGCAGATCTTGCTGGCAGAATGGGCACTTGCCGTCTGCATGCTTGGCATAGGCCGCATGTCCGGATTTTACCCAGTCAGTCGCCTTGATAGCCTTCATGAATCGGGCAAACTCAGTATCACTGCTGCTGGTGATCGCTTTCCCCAACAACGGCAACCCGCTCAGATCAAAAGCTGCAGTCAGGTCCTTGGAGGACTTGAATGCGCTGTAGTTTCTGGCGTTCGGATCATAAGCGATATCGTACAGGGCACTGATCTCCTCAATGGAATGGTGGACAGCTTCATGATGGCCGGACAATACCTCCTCAGAGAATTGAGCTTTTTTCTTTTTCCCATTCTGGGTCTTTTCGAAGGTCCTGCGGACGGCTTCTGTGAAATCCCAGCAGGTGGTCTGAAACGTTGACTGCAGCGGTTCCAGTTCGGCTTTCTTTTTATCCCTTTCATCAGCTGCTGCTTTTCCGTCAGTCACAGTGTCGTCTCTCTCAGCGGTTTTTTCGTTGATCTGCTTACGGATCTCGACGTTTTCCTCGCTCAAGGTGAATACGCCCTGAAGGTCTCCATAAGTATCAAAATTCCGCTTAATGAAATCCTGATTGTAGACCAGGATCGAATAGCTATCGGGATTGACGCCAGCTTGCCAGTGAAGGGCAGCAGGATCTTCAAACGCCTTTGCGACCGTAGACTTACCAGCACCGTTCTTCCCAAAGAAGAAGTTGATGAAGGTAGGTTGAAACTTCTCACTGTGGAAAGTGGCCGCATCCAGCGTTATTTCGTCGATTATCCCGTGCATTTTTTCGATCATGTATTACTTTCCCTCCACAGCATCAATTCGAATCACTCGGAGATTCTTCCTTCTCTGAGCCATTCATCAACCTCGGAAATCTTGAATTTATACCGTTTCCCCGCACGATAAACCGGGAGCTTCCCGCTCTTAATCCAGCTCCTAACAGTGTCGGTGCTAACACTGAGATGCTCGGCTATATCTTCAAGGTTTACCCATTTTTCTATTGCTTCCTGCGCTACTACGTTCTCTACTTCGCGATTCATCACATACCTCCAATAGGTCCGTTGGTTAACGCTGCATATTGAATACGGGTACCGGCAAACCAGCCTCGTACAACTCCTGAATCAGATCTACTCGCTTGATCGCCCAATGGGTCCGATTCAGTTCATTGAAGTGTTGGTTACCGTATAGCCCAAGCTCATCCAGCAGTTCATTTAACCTTTGCTGAACAATGTCGCTTTTATAACCACAGAAATAGATTTTCACATCGTTATCATAGATCTTTATATCTGACACAAACCCGTATATGACGCGCTGGTCGTCGTCCGCTCTACCATAAGGCCGGTTCTCAGCCAAGAACAAAGACGGTAACGTCTTGATTTCCTCAATCATCTCCGGAGTGAGAGCATCAAACTTTGCCTTTGTTTCATTTGTCATGCATTCGCACAAGCATCTGTCTTTCCGGATTTTGATATACGGCTTATCAAACTCCTCACCACAGAGTACAAACAGATTGTAGTATTCTCGGTTAACCTTGAGAGGCACGTAGAAGGTCCCATTAATTGGTGGCAAGGTTGGGGCCGCCTGAACGTTGATATTGACCGTCCCATAGTTCGGGATCAGAACATTGTCATTGCCCGTTTGTACGAACTGTTCTTGACCAGGAACGCTCGGGACAGATGGCTGCACTGTTTTAAGTTTGTTTTCTTCCATCCAAAGCCCTCCTATTTCTTATTGATGGTGATAGTCCCGTAGTTTGGGATCACCATGTTGCCGTCACCGTTTTGCTGAATGAAGATCGGATTGTTATTGACTACAGGTGCACAGCCTTGTGGCGTTGATCCACCTGACTGCTCCGCATGACTCTGGAATTCCGGCTCCGCCTCGATGATCACATCGTCGTCAGTATCGTCTGAACATCCAAGGTCGGGCATATAAACCTTTAACCCCTCCAGTACTCCGGCTCCCATGTCCGCGGTATACTTCCTCGGCGCTCGGTCGTTTGATGGGCACCAGCGATCATAGGTGGTTTGCCCGATCGAATTGTCCTGCCTACTTACAATTACATAGTGCCAAACACCGAGCAGGAATGACGGTAGGCAAACATCTGAAAGGTCGCCCAGTGCGGCCTTTTTTGTTTTCTGCCCACGTTCACCGGTATAAAACTCTTCAGACATGCCGATCGATGAATCCTGCTGAACCAGGTCCACCAGCGCTTTTACCAACGCGGTCGTCCGCCCGATGTTCTCACCAAGGTCCAGATAAGTGTTGACGAACGAGTTCATGGCCGCAAGGGCCGATCTGTAATCTGTCTTCACCCGCGTATCGAATGCTCGAATCATCTGACCGTCATCAAAGGGCAGGTATGCGCCGGAACTGACCCTGCACGCTTTGTAGTTATTCGCCGGTGTCTTCAGCACTTCCTTGCCGGGGTTGCTATAGTCCGGGTTTACAACCTGAATAAGGCCTGCAAGGACCTCTGGGTCCGTCAGGCCATCACTGTCACCTTTATAGTGTTCACGCGCCTTCATACGTGGACGCAAGCATTGCAGCACAAGCGTAAAGAAGGTACCTCCGCATAACCGTGGATAGTCGTTGTTTGTCAATAAATCTCCTCCGATTTTCACTGGTTGACTCTGATGCCGTGGAATCCAGCAGTTCGACTCAATTCCCACCAAACCCCACTAAAACATATTATAGCCGATTTTCCTCGAAAATTCAATCACTTGGCACGAAATAGACATCCCCAAAAATGAAAACTTTTTCGGTTGGACCTTATTAACCTTCGCAACTATGGCAGCTGACCTTGCGAACGATTGGATAGCTCTTGCGAGAAGTCGCAGGAGCCTTTTCCTTCCTGTGATTTCCGCGAAAAACGCAAATCGCAGGAGGAAAAAGCATGAAAACCAATGAAAACAAGGTCTACCGCATCTACGAGAAGTCCCTTCGCCGCTGGTTCGAGGTTCCGAAAGAATACTACGAGACCTATGACCGTGAACGCACCGCCTACCGGAAACGCATGCAGGACCACGGGCGATGCTGCTGCCCCCGGAAAAAGTTCTGGCTCTGTGACATGATGTGCGAGGACTGCGAGTACCGCCGCGCCGGTGACCTGCTTTCCCTCGATTCGCCGGAGGGCGATGGTAGCGTCACCATGCTCGACCAGCAGGAAGCGCCCGGTCCCCGGATGGAGGATGTCATCGCGGACCGCGACCTTCTGGCCTGTCTGATCACGCGACTCAGGGAACTCGATCCGGAAGCCGACACCATCCTTGCTCTCTGGCAGGAGAACGACAGCATCTCCGACCGGGCAATCGCCAAGGCGCTGGGCCGCCCGCAGCGCACCTTTGCGGACCAGATGAAGCGCATCCGTACCGAGCTGCGGAAAGTCCGTGGCTACTGATTTAATAATGTAAGACCCGCTTCTGGCTGCCGATCTACGGTGGCCAGAAGTTTTTCATCTTTTTGATTTTCCTCCGCTCAAAACCGCCGCCCATCTCCAGAGGAAGGTGTAAGGCAACGACACCGGCCTTTCAGATCGGAGGTGAAACGACATGGTTCACATCAACCGCAGTGACAGCAACGACGCGTTCGAAGAAATTCTGGTGCTCAACGCGATCAGCCTGGTATCCGCCCGCATGGCGCGAAGGCTTGCTGCCCTTGCCAAACAGAGTCAATCCGAGGAAGGAGGAAAACGCAATGAGCAAGATGAGCGATATGGCTCAAACCATCGAAGAGCTCCGCACTGCTGCTGCCGTAATTACTGACGCCGCCAACTGGCTGGCCCAGCAGTTCAACGACGCAGGCGATGCGGAACCGGCCACACAGCCCAAGCCGGAGGAGAAACCGGCGCTGACCTTGGAGCAGGTCCGGGCCGTACTGGCGGACAAGTCCCGCGCAGGCCACACCGCCGCGATCCGGGATCTCCTGCAGAAGTACGGTGCCAGCAAGCTCTCGCAGGTCGACCCCAAGAACTATGAAGCCCTTTTGAGGGATGCGGAGGTGCTGGATCATGCCACCTAACGGACACGCGCTTCTTTCCGCTTCATCCTCGGACCGCTGGCTCCACTGCCCGCCATCGGCACGGCTGTGCGAGACCTATGCGGATAAAGGCAGCGACTACGCCGCCGAGGGCACCGACGCCCACACGCTCTGCGAGTACAAGATCCGGAAAGCGCTGGGCATGCAGGCCGAGGACCCCACCGAGAACCTGACCTGGTTCAATCAGGAGATGGACGACTGCGCCACCGGCTATGCCGCCTACATCCTTGAACTGGTTGAGGCCGCCAAGGAGACCTGTGCCGACCCGGTGGTCCTGATCGAGCAGCGGGTGGACTTCTCCCGCTGGGTGGAACAGGGCTTCGGGACTTCGGACGCGATCCTGATTGCAGACGGCACCATGCATGTCATCGACTACAAGCATGGCCTCGGCGTCCTGGTATCGGCGGAAGACAACCCGCAGATGAAGTGCTACGGCCTCGGCGCTCTGGAGCTGTTCGACGGCATCTACGACATCGACACGGTGTCCATGACGATCTACCAGCCCAGACGCCAGAACATCAGCACCTTCACGCTCTCCAAGGATGACCTGTACCGGTGGGCGGACGAGGTCCTGAAGCCCACAGCGGATCTGGCGTTCGCCGGTGACGGGAACTTCCTGTGCGGCGAGTGGTGCGGCTTCTGCAAGGCGAAAAACGACTGCCGCGCAAGGGCCGAAGCCAATCTGGAGCTGGCCCGCTACGACTTCAAGCTGCCGCCGCTCCTGACGGACGAGGACATCGAGGACATTCTCTCCCGCGTGGACGATCTTGTCTCATGGGCCTCGGACATAAAGGAGTACGCCCTGCAGCAGGCGATCAGCGGAAAGGAATGGCACGGCTGGAAGCTGGTCGAAGGCCGGTCCAACCGCAGGTACACCAACGAGGCTGCCGTCGAACAGGCAGTCACACAGGCGGGCTATGATCCCTACGAGCGGAAGCTCCTCGGCATCACGGCCATGCAGAAGATGCTCGGCAAGGCCCGCTTCGACGAACTACTCACGGCTTACATTGAGAAGCCGCAAGGCAAACCCACGCTCGTCCCGGAAAGCGATAAGCGTCCGGCGATGAACACAGCAAAAAATGATTTTATGGAGGATTTTGACAATGACTAACAATGTAAAACCCAGCAACCCCATGAAGGTTATCACCGGCCCGGAGACCCGTTGGAGCTACGCCAACGTCTGGGAGCCCAAGTCGATCAACGGTGGCACACCCAAGTACAGCGTCAGCCTGATCATTCCGAAGAGCGACACCAAGACCTTGAAGAAGATTCAGACTGCCATCGAAGCCGCCTACAAGGAAGGCGAGGCCAAGCTGAAGGGCAACGGCAAGACCGTCCCGCCGCTCTCGGCCATCAAGAACCCGCTGCGTGACGGCGACACCGAGAGACCTGACGATCCGGCCTACGCAGGCTGCTACTTCGTCAACGCCAACGCCACCTCGGCTCCTGGTATCGTCGATGTGGACCGCAACCCGATCCTGACCCGCTCCGAAGTGTACAGCGGTGTCTACGGCAGGGCCAGCATCACGTTTTACGCCTTCAACAGCTCCGGCAATCGCGGCATCGCCTGCGGTTTGAACAATCTGCAGAAGGTCCGCGACGGTGAACCCCTCGGCGGCAAGGCCAGCGCAGAGGCTGACTTCGCTACCGACGAAGACGAAGATTTCCTTGATTGATGGAGGTGCCAACTATGAGTGCTACTACGATTCTCTGCATCCTTCTCCTTTCCCTCTACCTGCTTCTGGCGGTGTTCTGGATCGTCCGGTCCATCATCGATGTCATCGACGACCGGAAACGCGAGAAACGCAATGCCCAGTGGGAGGCCGAGCGCCAGCAGCTTGAAAAAGAACGTGCCATGCGTGAGGTCGAATACCATGAGGCTCGTATGAAGGAACTCGACAAGCAGTAATCTTCAACCAGCGGGTGGCGGGTGTAATCCTGCCACCTTGTTGGTATTGGAAAGGAACGTGATCATGAGAACCCTCAGTATAGATATCGAGACCTACAGCGACGTGCCTCTCCAGAAAAGCGGTGTATATCGTTACTGCGAGTCTCCCAATTTTGAAATCCTGCTCTTCGGGTACAGCGCCGACGCAGGCCCGGTACAGGTGATTGATCTGACCTGCGGCGAGAAGATCCCGGACGATGTGCTGGATGCCCTGACCGACGATGCTGTCACCAAGTGGGCATTCAACGCCAGCTTTGAACGGATCTGCCTTTCCCGGTATCTGCGAGATACGGGGATCAACCTCGATCCCTTCCATGATAACCATCCTCTGTCACAGGAGATGGCCCGGTTCCTGAATCCGGAAAGCTGGCGCTGCTCGATGGTCTGGGCGGCCACGATGGGACTGCCGCTTTCATTGGAAGGCGTCGGAGCGGTGCTTGGGCTCGAAAAGCAGAAGCTCACCGAGGGCAAGGACCTGATCAAGTTTTTCTGCCAGCCCTGCGCTCCGACGAAGATCAACGGCCAGCGAACCCGGAACCGCCCCTTCCACGCGCCGGATAAGTGGGAAGCCTTCAAACGGTATAACCTGCGAGACGTGGAGACCGAGATGGGTATCCAGCAGAAGCTGGCCAAGTTCCCGGTCCCGGATCAGGTCTGGGAGGAATACCACATCGATCAGGAAATCAATGACCGTGGCGTCCGGCTCGACATGGAGCTGGTGCAACAGGCGATCAAGATGGATACCCGCTCCCGGCAGGAGCTGACCACAGCGATGAAGCGGCTGACTTCACTGGAGAATCCCAATAGCGTGCAGCAAATGAAGCAGTGGCTCTCCGACAACGGCATGGAGACAGAATCACTCGACAAAAAGGCCGTGGCCGAGCTACTGAAGGACGCGCCGGACGAGCTTCGGGAGGTCCTATCCCTGCGGCAGCAGCTGGCCAAGTCCTCCGTCAGGAAATACCAAGCGATGGAGAACACCGTCTGCGCCGACAGCCGCGCCCGTGGCATGTTCCAGTTCTTCGGCGCTGCCCGGACTGGCCGGTTCTCCGGGAGAAACATCCAGTTGCAAAATCTGCCCCAGAATCATCTTCCCGATCTTGCGGAAGCCCGTGCCCTCGTCCGTGCAGGTGACTTCGACGCGGTAAAGCTCCTCTATGAAGATGTGCCGGATACGCTCTCGCAGCTGATCCGCACCGCGTTCATTCCCAAGGATGGCACCCAGTTCCTCGTGGCCGACTTTTCTGCCATCGAGGCCCGCGTTATCGCCTGGTACGCCGGGGAAACGTGGCGTCAGAAGGTATTCGAGAAAGGTGGAGACATCTACTGCGCCAGCGCAAGCCAGATGTTCAAGGTCCCGGTCGAGAAGCACGGGATCAACGGGCACTTGCGGCAAAAAGGCAAAATCGCGGAATTGGCCCTCGGCTACGGCGGCTCAGTCGGTGCGCTCAAAGCGATGGGTGCCATCGAAATGGGCCTAACGGAGGAAGAGCTCCCGCCGCTGGTAGATGCATGGCGGCAGTCGAATCCCCGGATCGTGGAATTCTGGTGGTCGGTAGACCGAGCGGTCATGGAGGCCGTGCGGTACAAGCACACCACCAGCAGCTACGGCCTGACTTTTTCCTGCCGGAGCGGGATGCTGTTTATCACGCTGCCCTCCGGACGGAATCTCGCCTATGTGAAGCCGAAGGTCGGCACTAACAAGTTTGGCGGCGAATGCATCACCTATGAAGGCGTCGGCGCGACGAAGAAATGGGAGCGGCTGGATTCCTACGGCCCGAAATTCGTGGAAAACGTCGTGCAGGCCACATCCCGCGACATTCTTTGCCATGCCATGCGGACGCTCCGATGCTGCGATATCGTCATGCATATCCACGACGAGCTGGTCATCGAAGCTGATCCGTCCATGTCGCTGGATGTCGTGTGTGAGCAGATGGGTCGGACCCCTCCGTGGGCAAAAGGCCTGCTCCTCCGGGCAGACGGCTATGTCACACCCTTTTACAAAAAAGATTGATTTTGGCCCGCTCAAATCAGGCGTTCATCTCCAGTGGAAGTTAGAGGTGGACGCCTTTTTCTATGTCCGCCCGGAAAGGAGGATCGCACAGTGACGATCAGCAAGTACAACAGCGAAGGCTATCTGGACCTGACCGCCCATGACGCGCTGACGGCGATTGAACAGGAGCAGCGTTCCCTTCGCGCCTTCCGGCCCATCGTGTATATCTGCTCTCCCTATGCCGGGGATACCGCAGCGAACACCGAGGCCGCGAGGCGCTACAGCCGTTTTGCCGTCGAGAGCGGTTATATCCCCATCGCGCCGCACCTGCTGTTCCCGCAGTTTCTGAATGATGCCGATCCGGACGAGCGTGAGCTTGGCCTGTTCTTCGGGAACGCCCTGATGAGCAAGTGCTCGGAGATCTGGGTATTCGGCAGCCGCATATCTACGGGCATGCAAACAGAGATCAACCGCGCCAAGTGGAAGAACTACCGCTTGCGCTACTTCACCGAAGACTGTCAGGAGGTTTGAGACTATGTACGAAATCAAGGAAAAACGCCGTATGCTGCCGGACGGCACAGAGATCACGACTTATACCCGCGATGTGGTCAGCGCCAACATCCTCGAAGTAGAGGCTGGGACCACCGGTTTCATGGGAGGCGACACCGGTCACGGCGGACGCACCTATTTCCGCATTCAGGATGAAGGCAGCACGGACATGAAGGTAAACACCTATGTCGACAGGTATGGCTGCAGAGGCTTCGAGGTATTTCTCGGCGGCGACTGTGAACTGGAGACCACGATCCGCGCTTTGAAGTTCATCACCAAGGTGCTGGAGGAAGAATCGCAGGAGGTGTACGACTGATGTTCACGATCTATAGCGCCGACGTCACTGGCAACCCCGGTAACTGCTCCTATCCGCACAAGCACGTCATTCTGGACGAGGCCAGTCTGAAGGACGGTATCTGTCACGACTATGTGTGCGCGGAATACCGGAATAATTACCGCAACGGCGATAACTTCATCGGCAGCGACTGCTTGCCGGTGGACTGTGATAACGACCACACCGAAGACCCAGCCGGTTGGAAGACGCCGGAGGACGTCATGGAGGCTTTCCCCGGCGTGACCTTCGCCATCCACTACAGCCGCTTCAATATGCGGGAGAAAAACGGAAAGCCTGCCAGACCCAAGTTCCATGTTCTGTTTCCCATTGACTATGTGACCGACGCCGCCCTCTACAGCGATATGAAGAAGCTGGTCAATTCCATCTTCCCGTACTTCGACACCAAGGCGCTTGACGCCGCCCGCTTCTTCTTCGGAACCAGCACGGCGGATGTCGCTTTGTATCCGGGCCGCATGAACCTGACTGAGTTTCTGGAGGAGGACGCCTTCGACGATGGCATGCCGGACGGCCAGTACGACGGCAACACGATCATCCCGGAAGGCAGCCGTAACGCTACCATGTCCCGTTTCGCCGGTCGGGTCATCAAGAAGTACGGCGATACGGAAGAAGCCTACGGCAGAAGGCATGGCAGCCACCATGCAGGATAACCTGTCCGGCCAGCTGACGATCCTAAAGTCCCAGCTGGAGGAGCTGGCGATTTCCTTCGGCGAGCTCCTGATGCCCATCATCCGGAAGGTCGTATCCAAGATTCAGTCCTTTGTCGATAAGCTCAACAGCATGGATGAAGGCACCAAGCAGAACATCATCCGTATTGCCGCCCTGGTCGCAGCCATCGGCCCACTGCTCATCATCATCGGTACAACGATCAGTACGGTCGGCAAAGCCATGCAAGGCTTCGTTACGCTGTCGAAGGGTATCGGGAATCTGAAGATTGCTATCAGCGGCGCACACGGTGTACTGGGCAAGCTCGGTGCTGCCCTTGGCGGTATCTCAGCGCCAGTCCTCGCCGTTGTCGCTGTGGTCGCTGTTCTTGCTGCGGCCTTTGTCAACCTGTGGAAGAACAACGAGGAATTCCGCAATAAGATTCTGGCCATCTGGGAACAGATCAAGAATACCTTCACCGGCTTCGTGGAGGCGATCAAATCGAGGCTGGATGCATTGGGCATCTCCTTCGAAGACATCACGGCGGCGATCAAGGCTGTATGGGATGGCTTCTGCGAGTTGCTTGCCCCGGTCTTCGAAGGCGCGTTTCAGGCCATTGCTACGATCCTTGATACGGTGCTGAACGTCATCATTGGCATTGTCGATGTGTTTATCGGAATTTTCACCGGCAACTGGGATCAGGCATGGACCGGCGTAAAAGAAATCTTCTCCTCGATCTGGGAAGGGATCAAGAGCCTCTTCTCAACCATTCTGAATACGCTTAAGGGCATCACGGATGTATTCCTTGGCTGGTTTGGCACAGATTGGGAAACCGTGTGGACTACGGTGAAGACCTTCTTCTCGAATATCTGGAACGGCATCGTCACCTTCTTCACCGGCGTATGGGACGGGATCAAGAATACTGTTTCCACCGCCATCAATACGGTAAAGACGACGATCAGTACTGTACTGACGGCCATCTCCACAACGTTTACGAACATCTGGGAAGGCATCAAAACTGCCGTCTCCACAGCAATTACCGCTATCCAGACCACGGTCACGAATATCTGGAATGCCATTAAAACCTTCATCACCACTGTGATGAACGGGATCAAGACCGGTGTCACCACGGCTTGGGACGGCATTAAGACCGCTGTGTCCACTGCGGTAAACGCGGTGAGCACGACGGTTTCCACGGTATGGAACGCCATCAAAACCACTGTCACGACAATCCTGAACGGGATATCGACGGCAGTGAGCACTGCATGGAATGGAATCAAGACGGCTGTTTCTACAGCGGTGACTGCCGTTCAGACGACAGTCTCCACAGTATGGAACGCGATCAAGACGACCATTTCCACTGTGATTACGGCCATCCAAACCAACATCACCACAGTCTGGAATGGAATCAAAACGACCGTCACGACTGTGGTATCGGCAATCCAGACGGCGCTCTCTACTGCATGGACGGCGATCCAGACAACCGCCACCACGGTATGGAATGCCATTAAGACGGCCATCTCCACTGTAATGACCGGCATCCAAACCACGGTCTCTACCGTTTGGAATGCCATAAAGACGACCATCACAACTATCATCACAGCGATTCAGACGGCGCTTTCGACGGCTTGGACAGCTATGCAGACAACCGCCACCACTGTGTGGAATGCCATCAAGACCACGATCTCTACCGTGATGACCGGCATCCAGACGACCATCACAACCATCTGGAATGCGATAAAAACCACGATCACCACTGTGGTTACGGCGATTCAGACCGCGCTCTCTACAACATGGACAGCGATCCAAACGACTGCCTCTACTGTGTGGAACGCGATCAAGACGGCAATCTCCACGACGGTCACGGCCATTCAAACGACCCTGACGACGGTATGGAACACAATCAAAACCACGCTGTCGACCGTGATGACGGCCATCCAGACTGCCTTCTCCACGGCTTGGAACGCGATCAAGACGACGATCACAACGGTCGTGAATGCGATTTCCACGACGATCAGCACCGTGTGGAATACGATCAAAACGACCATAACCACTGTGATGAATGGCATTCAGACGACCATATCCACGGTCTGGAATTCCATAAAGACCACGGTGACAACCGTCGTGAACGGCATTTCCACTACAGTCAGCACCGTTTGGAATACGATCAAAACGACCGTCTCGAATGTAGTGAACGGCATCAAGACGACCGTGACTACAACATGGAACAACATCAAGACCTCCGTGTCCACGACCATGAGCGGGATCAGTTCTTCGATCAGTTCCGTTTGGAATACGATCAAGAGCTCGGTTTCTACGGCTGTGAATAATGTGAAAGCGACGGTGTCTAATGCCTTTAACTCCATCAAAACAACGGCATCTACGGTCTGGAGCAACATCAAGTCGGCAATGACCTCTCCGATTGACAGCGCCAAGACACTGATCGGCAATGCCATCGAGCGAATCAAAGGCCTGTTCAACTTCAGCTGGAGCTTTCCGAAACCGAAGATGCCGCATTTCTCCTGGTACTGGCAGAGCATCGGCGGTATCGTATCCATCCCGATGATCTCGGTGGATTGGTATAAGAAGGCAATGGACGCCGGTATGATCCTGAACAGCCCGACGATCTTCGGCGCTGCCGGAGGACAACTCCTCGGTGCCGGTGAGGCTGGATCGGAAACTGTGGTCGGCACGCAGAGCCTGATGGACATGATCCGTAAAGCTGTCAGCAGCGCGGAAAGCGCTATGAACGTTTACTACGGCGGTGTCACAATCAATGTCTATGGCCATGAGGGTCAGGATATTTCGGCACTCGCTGACGAGATCGAGGAACGCATCAATATCAACATGACGCGGCGTAAGGCTGCATTCATCTGACGGAAAGGAGGACGGCCCATGCACAGGTTTATCTACAACGGGAGGAATAGTCGTGACTTCGGGATCGTCCTCTCCGGGGAGGATACTTGGCGAAAGGCGGTACCCGATCTGGAACGCAAGCAGATCCCCGGAAGGAACGGTGACCTGGTTCTGAGCAACCAGCGCTACAACAATGTGAAACTGAGCTATCATGCCGGGATCATTCACGACTTTGAAAAGAACTATACGGCCCTCTCGAACTTCCTTTTGTCCAATCCCGGCTACAAGGGAAGCGCCAACTGGAACGCCTACATCGAGCTCTCCAACAACGAGTTCCCGAAATTGAACCCCGGCGCCAATCAGATCGCGCTGATGACCGGCATTGAGAAGATCGAAATGATCCCAAGGTGGTGGTGCCTATGAAGCCGATTCTTTACCCTGCCGGAGAAACACAGTTTGTCTCCAATGGGCTGGGCCGACTTTCGGACGCAGTCAGCTGCAAGGTGGTGGAGGAACGGAACGGCCAGTATGAGCTGGAGCTGGAATATCCGGTCACAGGGCTTCACTACGCCGACATCATGGAGGAGCGCATCATCTGCGCACGGCATGACGACACCGAGGACATCCAGCCTTTCCGGATTTATAAGATCACCCGTCCGATGAACGGGATCGTGACGGTCAATGCACGGCACATCACCTACCAGCTTTCCAAGGTGGTGGCGATGCCGTTCACGGCAGATAACTGCGCAGCAGCCCTGCAGGGCCTGATCGACAATGCCGAGGGCGACTGTCCCTTTACCGTATGGACGGACAAGGACCTGACTGCTTCTTTCACTGTCTCTCAGCCTGCCACCGTCCGGTCGCTTCTCGGCGGTGTGGCCGGGTCCATCTTGGATGTGTACGGCCCCGGCGAGTTTGAATGGGACCGCTTTACGGTGAAGTTCCATGCCAGCCGAGGAATCAACGCAGGAGTCATGATCCGCTACGGCAAAGACCTGACGGATGTCAAGAAGACCACGGACACCAGCAACATCTGGACCGGAATCGTGCCCTTCTGGGTAGGACTCAATGATGAGGAACAGGAAACGCTGGTCACGTTGCCGGAGAAGGTCATCTACGCGGAGAACAGTGATGACTATGTATACCGCATGGTCATTCCGGTGGACATGAGCTCCTATTTTCTGGAGCGGCCCACCGAGGAACAGCTCCGCACCCGCGCCGAGAGCTATGTCCGGGCAAATGCGGAAACCGGCATCCCGGCAACTATCGAGATATCCTTCGTGGCCCTGTGGCAGACAGAGGAATACAAGAACATCGCTCCGCTGCAGAAGCTCCGGCTCTGCGATACCGTGACCGTCTACCACAGAGGCCTCGGCATCGAAAACAGCGCCAAGATCGTATCGGTCACTTATGACGTGTTGCTGGAGCGATACCAGGCCATGACGGTCGGCGATGTGCGGACCAACCTGACGGATACCATGCGGGCGATCTCGGCAGAGATAAATAAGGATAATCCCACAGTCAGCGCCATCAAGAATGCCATTAGCCACGCGACCACGATCATCTCCGGAGGCCTCGGTGGCAACGTCGTCATCAATACGAATGAAGACGGCCAGCCCATTGAGATTCTGGCGATGAATACAGCGGATATCACGTCCGCCACGTATATCCTGCGGCTGAGTAAGGAAGGCATCTCGGTGTCCACTACCGGGTATGCCGGTCCCTATACGACCGTGATGCAGCTTAGCGGTGGCATCAGCTCGGACTTCCTCCGTGGCGTCATTGATGCTGCGCTTGTGAAGAAAGGTTCCCTCGCAGACAAGGCCAATAACATCACATGGAACATGATCACCGGCGCTTTCAAGGGAACCAATATGGCCTTGCGCAGTGGACGTACTGGTCCCGGAAGCAGGCGCTGCTTGAGTTTGCGAAAGGCTCTGGGAAGTCCATCGGGGATCTGCAGACGCAGCTGGATTTCCTGTGGAAGGAGCTGCAGGGATATACCTCCGTCCTGAATACCCTGAAAAGCGCGACTACCGTGAAGACAGCTTCCGATGCCGTGCTCACCGGATATGAACGTCCTGCGGATCAGGGTGATGCGGTCAAGGAAAAGCGTGCCGGGTACGGCCAGACCTACTTTGACAAGTATGCTGGCACGAAGACGGAAAAGCCCGTTGCTACCTGCACTGCTACCAAGGTCATCGCTGTGGCCGTCGAGCAGATCGGATACAAGGAGAAGGCCTCCAACAGCTCTCTGGATGACAAGAGTGCCAATGCCGGAGACGCCAACTACACCAAGTACGCCAGAGACTTCGACTAGAAGTATCCCAGCTGGTACAACGGGAAGAAGAACGGCTTTGCATGGTGCGACATGTTCGTTGACTGGTGTTTCCTGACGGCCTTCGGCTATGAGAAGGCGCTGGCGCTGCTCTGCCAGCCGGAGCGCTCTGCAGGCGCGGGATGCACCTACTCTCTGCGCTACTTCAAGAATAAGGGACAGTTCCATACCAGCGATCCTAAGCCGGGAGATCAGATTTTCTTCGGTACGTCGCTGGACAACTCCACGCACACCGGCATTGTTGAATCCGTGGATAAGAAGCAGGTCCACACAATTGAGGGCAACACCAGCAATCAGGTAGCGCGGAGGAATTACTCTCTGACCAATAGCCGTATCCTCGGTTATGGCAGACCTTCCTATGACGCTGCCGGAGCTGTGGTTCCGGTCACACCCGCCACTCCTGCTGCCCCGCAGGTGAAGGACGTACCCTTCCTCGTGAAGGTCAGCATCCGGGATCTGAATATCCGTAAGGGTCCTGGTACCAACTACAGCCGCACCGGCTCCTATACCGGCATTGGCGTGTTCACCATCGTGGAAGTACAGTCCGGGCAGGGCTCCAGCTCCGGCTGGGGCAAGCTCAAGTCCGGTGCTGGCTGGATCAGCCTCGACTATACCAAAAAGCTGTAATTTGACCCTCTGGGCCTGTGGGAGAAATCCTGCAGGCCCACTTTTTTTATTTCTGCCCGCTCAAAACGCCTCCCAATCTCCAGTGGAAAGTGAGAGAAGCCCTCTCGGACTGGAGGATATACCTATGACGCAGATCACTTTACCCGTTTCCGATCTCGCCGCTGTGCTTGATGGGGTGACCACGGATCATTTTTTTACAGAGGAGCAATTCCAACGGGATGTCGATTATTTCCGGGCTCAGCAGATTACAAAAAGCATGTTGGATGCTGGACTTATTTCCTTGTCTCAATTCGACAAATTGTCCAATTTGAACCGGAAAACTTTCTCTCCCTTCCTCGCAGATATATTCCCGAATACCGTTGATAAGTCTTCAAAACAGAGGTAATATGCGACACTACCGAAGGGAGGTGAAGCCTTGAAAAAGGTTACAAAGCTCGGTGCTGGCAAGGCACCGAAGGCAAAAAAGAAGCTGCTCCGCGTAGCTGCATACTGCCGTGTTTCTACAGGCAGTGACGCGCAGCTCGAAAGCCTCGAAGCGCAGAAGCAGCACTATGAAAACTATATCTCCGGACGGGATGACTGGGAATTTGCAGGTCTGTACTTTGATGAAGGCCTATCCGGCACCAAAAAGGATCGCAGACCGGAGCTCCTCCGTATGATTTCCGATTGCGAGGCCGGTAAGATCGACTTCATCCTTACGAAGTCCATCAGCCGATTTGCCCGGAACACAACGGACTGCCTGGAGATGGTCAGAAAGCTGCTGGAGCTGAACATCCCGATTTACTTCGAGAAAGAAAATCTGAATACCAGCGCAATGGAAAGTGAGCTCTTTCTCGCCATTCTAAGCAGCATGGCCGAGGGAGAGTCTACATCCATTTCCGAAAACAGCAAGTGGTCGATTCAGAAGCGGTTCCAGAATGGCACCTTCAAAATCAGCTATCCGCCTTACGGTTACGAATGGAATGGTGAGCAGATGGTGATCAATCTGGAGCAGGCTGAAGTTGTACGCTGGATGTTCGCGCAGGTGCTTTCCGGAAAGGGAACGCAGGCAGTCGCTGACGCACTGAATGAGAAAGGCGTCCCCAGCAAAAAAGGAGGACGCTGGACTGCCACTACGGTGCGCGGCATGCTGGCCAATGAAAAGTACACTGGCGATGTGATCTTCCAGAAAACCTATACGGACTCCCAATTCAACCGCCATGTCAATCGTGGAGAGAAAGACAGATATGCCCTTTCCGATCACCATGAAGCAATCATCAGCAGGGAGGACTTCGATGCTGTCCGTGCCTTGATTCAGCAGCGCGGCAGAGAGAAAGGCATCGACAAGGGCAGCGGCAAATACCAGAATCGGTACTGCTTCTCCAGCAGGATCATCTGTGGTGAATGCGGCGGCTCCTTTAAGCGTCGGATACACTCCTGCTCCGGGAACAAGTATGCCGCTTGGTGCTGCAGTACGCATATCAACGACAAGAGCCACTGCTCCATGAAATATGTGGAGGACGAGGTTCTAAAGGCTGCCTTCATCACCATGATGAACAAGCTGATCTACTCTCACCGCATGATCCTGAAGCCCTATGTTGAAGCCCTCCGCTCGGAGAACAAGGACGGCTCCTTAAGAAGAATTCAGCAGATCCAAACGCTGCTTCTTCAGAATTCCGACCAGCGCGAAACCCTGACGAAGCTCATGGGACAGGGCTACATTGATCCGATCATTTACAACGAAGAAAACAACGCCCTGCTCCGGCAGGCTGACGATTACCGGGCTGAGATCAATATGCTGAATAAGAATATCAGCGGCGATGCCAGTCACCTGCAGGCAGCGACGGCCCTGCTTCACTTTGCAGGCAAAAGCGCTATGCTCGACGCATTTGACGAAGAACTGTTTGAACAGACCGTTGACCGCATCATCGTCCAGTCCCGGAGCGAGTTTGTCTTCGAGCTGAAATGCGGTTTGAAATTAAAGGAAAGACTAACTATTAAAAGTCAAGCCCCAAAATGAGGAAAGTTGTGAATTGGTGAAGAGTTAAAAAAGGGTGCACAAAAGTAAGCGTCCAGTAGGGCGCTCTGAGAAACATGGTCAAGAATTTAA